CCGATGATATAGTCCTGTCCGTCCTGCCGCTGTTGCAACATGTTCTGTACGGTGAGTTTGGTACGCGGGTCGGCGGTGATGATGGTCGGCAGCTTCAGGCTCTCCAGATTCACGTCATACGCCTTGTCAATGTCCGCCAACCGCCGCGCGTACTGCCATAGAATGTCCTTGAAACTCATGCGCATACGATTATACCAGATTGGGATGCATTCGCGTCCAGCCTTGAGCTGCTTGTAATGGTAGTTGACGCCAACCGGCTCGAAACACGTCGGGTTATTATAGACGTTCAATCGGCCTTGATAACCGGCTTGAGTCACAAGGAACCGGCCTATACGCTTGTCCTCGAAAAACAATGCGCAACCGTATTCGCATAGACACATTTCCAGCCATCGCTCGTCCACGGTGGGCGGCAATCCGCGCCAGCTGAAACGGTTCAGCGCCAATTCCGACAACAGATGATAATACATCCCGTCAAGACTGGCGGCGCGCGCCTTGACGTAATTCCCGCGCGGATGCAACGCGCCGCCAACCCGATTCCTCTTAGACCTACTCATATCACTATTGTATCACTCGTAGCCGATGCCCGGCAGCGGCTCGTTATCCGCCCAATCGGTTACGCCGATATACTCCGGTTTGTCCCAGACGGTCACGCCACGCTCGAACATGCCCTTAATGGTCAGCCGGTATTCCTCCGGCAGCGTGCCGCGTACATAGGCTTCCTGCATCTGCCAGAATGTGAATTTTTCCATACATTCCAGCGAGGCGGGCGGGGTGATAAACCGTTGGACAAAGTACCCATAGCGTAACATGTATTCGCCTGCCGCTCGCAACGCGCTGGGGGCGCACACCTTGAATCGAACCAACACACCCATGATACCATTGCTCAAATTGAACATGTCGCCTCCGAGCGCGCCCGAGGTGGTTGGCGGGGTCAACTGCATTTGCTGCACTTGGGCATTGATTCCCGCAATCGCGTTCTGATAGTCGCCTTTGGCGGCGTAGGCGGCCAGACCATAATTGGCTTGTGCGGTAATCGCGCTCAACTGATTGCTTAACCCGGTTGCGCCGCTTGCGTAAGCGTTGGCTTGCGAAGTGGCCGCCGCGTTGGTTGCGATCTGATTCGCCGTATTCGCCGCCGCCGTCGAATTCGAGAACGCCGCCGATGAATTGATACCGTAATTGGCGATATCCGTCTGCGCGGATCCGAGAAACGCGCCGCCGACCGCGTTCACCGCGCCCATCGGGCTACGGGAGGCTACGGCATTCAGCCCGCCGCCGATGATACCGGCCATACCATTCAGATTATTGCTCTTGATGTTCTGCTGCACCTGTAGGTTAGCCATCTGGCTGGTTTGATTCTGGCCGATAGCAAGAGACTGGTTCAACGAGTTAGCCGTAATCGCATTGTTGGCGGTACGGTTCTCATTCGCCCAGTTGGTTTGCTGTGTGGCGTATTCGCGTTGCCACATGGCATTGGAACTGGCCACGTCGGCCGACGCCAGCGCTTTTTGCCGCGTCCATTGCGCGGATTCCTGCGCATAGGCGCGCGTGTATGCGGAATTAGCCATAGCCAACGCGCCGCCATTGTTGACTACGCTAAAGTGAGGCAGATTGGTAATGCCGAAACTTGCGTCCAGCATTTCGCCACCGTCGATAGGCAGCCCATACCCCTTACCGTCGATATTCAGCGGGCTTATGGTTTCCGCGCCCGCCGCATTGTAATTGGGGATATAAAAGTTGATTCTAGTGCCGCTCGGCGCGAAGGAATATGTCTCCCTGATTGTGAGATTATTCGATTGAATATCCTCGGGCTTATAGGTGATTACAGTACCATTCAAGCTACTGCATTCCACCACGCAATACGGGTAGCAATAGAGTTTTTTCAGATTCCTGTAACGTGATGGGATATTAAAATTATCCCTAAAATTGGATACGTTTAGAATATCCTCGTAACGCATTTCAGAATCAATACCGGTACGGAACTGGTAGATTCTGCCGTATTCCGTTGTCACGTTTGAACCGTAGATTTTAGTGACCTCGGTACCGTATTTATCGATATAATCCTGTGGAATTTTCGGCACCATGTAGATAGCACTAATGCCCTGAGTAACCCATGGGTATAACGTGCCCAACGCCATGATATTGGCGACATACGCCATACGACTATCGCAGTAATAGACCTCGCAGCCATCCGTAGCGCCCTCGAAAATACTACCCGTGGCCGTTTGCAGAGAGGGCTTGGACTGGGTTCCCGGAGAGTCGGTAAGGTTGGTGGTTGACACAACGATTATGCCATAATCAACCCAGTCAAGAGCGCCGCCATCGAGATTATAGTGCTGGGCATTCACGATACTCTTATACGTCTGGTTTGTCGTGACCATTTTCGCGCCAGTGTCCAGCCCCTCGGGCAAAGCCAGATATGTACGCCCGTAATCATCCCATTGGTGTTCATTGGCGATGCCGATATGCCCGCGCGTCACATAACAGCTGCCG